TCAGCGACAAGATCACGGAACGCGCTCTTAATCTCACGGCGCACCAAAGTAGAAATAGCTTTCTCGTCCATATCCTCATCTCCGTCATTATCGCCGTCAGCGTCTTTATTGTGATCGCCGTGAATCATGCACTTCGATGGATCGTCCAAGCCGCACGGCTCATCAGCGTCCTTGCCGCAATCCACAAGATCGCCACCAGATGACGGGTCGGTCTCGCCCATGCCGTCGGGAGCGCGATGTGCCGGCTTTCTCGGCTTACTAGCCACGTCGGCCCCCTTTGCCAATTTGCGCAATTTCGTAATCTCAGACTTCCGGACCATCATTCGGCCGCTGTCATCCAGTACTCTTTCGGCCCATAAAACCAACTGCCCTACATCAATCCCCTTGGCGTGCGCCTCGATCAGCGCGTGGGCATTTGCTGGCACCGGGACAACCGATATTTCGAGTAATTCCTGGCGTTGAAAGTCCATACCCCAACGCCTCTCATCATCATCCTCTGCCCACTTCCACTCCAGCGGCAGAAACCCGACGGATACAGCATTGATGAATTTGTTCTCAACCATCCGATAGATGGTATCGGCGAACGCATAAATGTCCTTCTCGGCAAACTCGATATCGCCCATAAGGCGATTGCCTTCGACCTTGATATTCGAGGCGCGACCGATCGGCGGCGAGCTGCTGTCGTGAGCCCATAGAGCGACTGGATTTTTCAGAAAGTTGTGCGTATCCCAGCCAGCCGGCTCGATAATATCGCCCATCCGGTCAACTGAGCCGTCGCTGAAGCAGAACCGGAACCCGCGGCGGCCGTCGGATAGCGCTTTAGGTTCGGCCGTCGAAACGCGAGTTAGAGCGCCAGGTGGCGTCGGTGAGAACTGCCTGCCGCCGGCGCGCGCTTCCTCGCGAAACTGCTCAAGCGAAACAAACTCGGTCATCGAAAGAAACTTTGCATCGTGCGCATTTTTCTCTTGCAATTCTTGGCGTAACGCCTATATTAAGAACATCAGAAACGAAAGACGCCACCCCCGTTAAAGGCCGGGAGCGAGATCCGAGAAATACGGACTGCAGGCAAGGGTCGTCCGGTAAAAGTCCGGACCTGAATGAGCTGGAGCGAAACCCATGACACGGACCGAAATCGAGTGCCGCAAGACGATCATCGAGGCGGCGTTGACCCACCTGCTTAACAACGGCGGATCGATGAAAATATACGCGGCGGCAAATTATCTGTGCCGGCAAATCAAATGGCAACCAACGTGGCGGGCGGCATAATGACCACCGCCGAATTCCGTTCCACCATCCGCGCCCTCGGCCTCACGCAGCGCGCCCTGGCCGAAAGGCTGGGGCTCGCGACGTCGACCGTGAATCGCTGGGCACAAGGGCAGGTTGAGGTGCCGCAGTATGCGGTCGCCTATCTCGAATGTTGCTCGGAACTCGCTTTCGGCGCCCTATGATGCCCGACGAGCTCGCTCTCCAAGAGGATCGGGCGGCGGCCGATGCTCTTCGAAGAACCGATGCAATAGATCAGCTAAATCATGCACAGCCTGGCCCATCGCAAAGTGATCCATATGCCGGCTGGCCTGCATTGCCTTAGCGCGAATATCCCTCAACTCTTGCATATACAGAAAATGCTTATGTTCAGGAGTTACTTTCTCCTCCTCCGGTCTCGCCTCATCGACTTTCGCGTCAACCTCAGCGCGCGCGTCGGCCGCAGCATTATCGATGTCGGCGCGCGCGCCAGCGGCGTGCTCGTCGATATTTGCCTTTTCCGCCGCGGCGTCGCGCTCTAGTTCGGCCAGATGCTCGGCGGCCGCCGCAGCAACCACAACTTCAGCATCGCGGGATTCCGTGGCGGCTCGTTCAGCGTCAGCGTCCGCTGCCGCCAACTCCTTTTCCTCCTTAGCGGCAGCCCGATCATCGGCGCGCCGCTCCTTGGCAGTCTTGACATCATCCATTTTGGATTCTCCTCCACGCCGCAACTATTTGATCTAACTGTTCGTCAGTAAGCTTTGCCGAGGCCGTCAGTATTCCGCCGGGCCGACCATATTTCGCATATGCCTCTTCAGGAGACATAGCGGGATACTTGCTTTTTTTCCAAAGTATCACTTTTGATCCCCTAAGCTGGCCGGAATGGGCGGCGGAATATGCGGCGTGATATAGGCGGCGGCGATTGTGACAATCAACGTCAGCAGTGACGCCTCGTCTGCATCTAGTGTAACCCCAAGGCGATTGTGCAATTCGCTAATAATCACTGACGCAACAAGGCCCGCCGCCCCTCCGGCCGTGACCTTGCTGGTCGGAATCCAGCTTGTTGTCATTTACCTCACCAGCAACTTAATAAGCTGCCCTTCTGTCTCGACTACTCCATAGTATATTCCGTCGACACACACCCGAGAGGCGACACCTTTATTGTATCCCTTATACGGCGCCTCATGAAACGTGCTTATCTTAGGCGCTCGAATATGGATGGCTTTGCGTCCGCCTTCGTTATCGGTAACAAGCGTTAGTTCAATCCACTCGTCAGCCATTTTGTCCCCTCACTCGTTACTGGCCGGCGAATCCCCGGCCGGCGCCGCCCCGCTCTCGTCGCCAGCCCCACCGGGCGCCGGCTTGCCCGTAGTGTCGCTACCTACGCCGCCGGCGCCAGGCACGGGTACCGGCGTATCGATCGGCACCAGATTTGCGGGCCTATACATCTTGGCACCCAAGCCGTCGGGCAAATCAGGCAACCCCTCGGCGCGGCGTGCCTCATCCGGCGTGTAGATCATCGCCGTAACGCCGGAGCGCTTTGCCTCCAGCCGCGTTTTGATGTCTGGTTTCAGAAGGTGTTCGTAGTCAAACTCAACAAAAAACTCTCTACCATTGACGTTGATCCCAGGTTCGCCTGGTTCGCGACCAAGCTTTTCAAGCCTCGGCACCAAAAGATCGCACCAGGTTGCAATACAGTCATTGACATAAGCCTGTTCGTATTGCACCAATCCAGTGGCCGCTCCTTCAACCGGCAAGCCCAGTTTGTGGCGCGGTATCCGAAACCCTCGGGCGATGTCCTCCAGCATGAATTTCCATACTTCGAGGAACTGAGCATCAGCCAAAGACATGCTCAATTGCTGCCAGTTCAAGCCCAACTCAAGAATCGCTGTACCACCAGCCTCGCTACCGGACGCTCCATAAGCCTGTTGCCACGCAGTTTTGATACGCTTCCCAACTTCCTCGGGAATTATCTTATCGCTCGACAACACACCACTTGGACGAGCTCCTTGGCTCATCACCTTGCCCATATGCTGCAACTGCGCTATCGACAGCCCAATCGACTCGGCCATCATGCCGATGCGTGATGTGCCAAGCAGACTATGGGTCGTCGACATCCATCGTAAGTGAAAAATATCCTCTTGCGGTTCAAGAATTGGGCGTCCACGCAGCTTGGCCATTTCGTGCAAGCCCTGGCGGCTCACTGCGAAAAAATATTCACCACCAGGGGCCTCAAATAACGTAACCCGGTTTGGGTGTATTGGAACAAGCTCGGTAGGCTTCCCTCGATCATCTCTCAGTATAACTGAGTACGCATTGCTACGGAGCAATAAATGCCCCATTATCTCTTGCATATACTCAACGCGAGTCTGCCAGTCGTTCGGCTCCATAAATAATCGAGACAGATAGTGATCTTGAACCGGCTCCTTGCCGCCATTCGGCAACCGGCGAAATAGACCAACCGGCAACTTGGCGATATCTTCCGCCAAGATCATCACGCACGCCATAACCGCGACGTGCTGCATGGCGCTGAAAGTATTGACCGGGATACCGGAGGTCGATCGGCCCCAGCCGTCGAGAACGCCGAAAAGCTCCGATCCTACGGGCCCTACGTCCTTATTCCGAACAGCATTCCAGAGCCGCGACCAAATCCCCATAATTCATTAACCGGCTGTAATCCCCAGCATTCCCGTGAGTGATTTCATATAATCCTGAGCTCATAGTTACTAGGGTACGCCGACTCATCACCCAATGAAACCGCTATCGCATTAAGCAACGCAGAATAATCGTCGATCTTCTCGCTTGATTTCTTCTTGCTCGGAACTATATTATTGTTATCGTCCGTCCGCGCAACCACATTGGATGCGCACCAAGTCAGGACCTCATCACCACCATGATCAAACAGCCCACCAAGGTAGACACGGTCGAGCTCTTTCATGGCGCCGCTCAGCGAAGCATACCCCTGCCGCACTTCAAGCAATGGCAACCCATCCTCAGTAAGTCGATTTACGAGATCCTGAGAATTGTAGCGATCGAAGCCAATCAGCCGGACATCGAAGTTCTCATAAGCCCAACGGATATCCTTTTCGATGGCCCGATAATCAACAACATCACCATCGGTCACCGTTAAATATGGGCGCCCCATGAATTCCATTGCGGCCCAGCGCCGATACGGCGCCGAATTTTTGACGGTGCGCGGTTCGACCGCCGCCTCCGGAAGATATCTCATCCCGTAGGTCTTCAGTCGTCCATCAACCCACCAAATAAACCTCAGCGATGTCAGATCAGAAACGGACGCGAGATCAAACCCGAGATAGCACGGATAGCCACGCAATGCCTCCACGTCAATCACCCCATTGCACTTGCGCCAAATATGAATATTGATATGCGCCGCATCAGCACCAAACCAAACGTTCTGCAGTTTGGTCATGAACTCATGCAGCTTGCCGGGCTGTGCCTTAGCCTCTGCCGCGTGCGCATCGAGTCCAGCAAGCTTTACCGAGACACCAAGGTTAGGATTCGACTTTATCCAAACCGCCGGATTGAACGGATCGTCGCCCTTTTGGATTATCTTGCCGG